GTCAATAATGCATCACATGAATCATATGATTTCATATTTTTTATTAAATTATCAGAATAATAATCAGCATTAAAATTATAACATGGTTTTATAATATAATAATTATCACTAATTATAGCACGATTAATTTCATTTATATTCATTAACGCTTCGTGCATTTTTTCACCAGGTCGTATTTCTGTTATTTCTATTTTTTTATTATACTTTTCTGCATATAATTCAAATAAATCATGAATGTTCATTGCAGAAATCATAGGAATAATTGTATCTCCACTTTCTCCATTTATAATAGCATAATTAATTAAATTTACACTATCTTCTTGAGTCATTAAAAATCTAGTCATATCTTTATGCGTTAAATAATAAGTATCCTTTGTTGTTGTTTTTAATTTAGGTATAATACTTCCTCTTGAATTTAATACGTTTCCATAACGTATATTTAAATATTTTATACGACTATTTCTCATCTTTAATGATTCTTCTATTATAGCTTTCTCAGATAATGCCTTACATATACCATATGTATTTATTGGATAACATGCTTTGTCAGTACTTACAAATAAAACTGTTTCCAACATTTTTAATTTATTTTCATGACGTCTTATTGTCTTAAGTACATTCATTGTACCTAATGTATTTGTATTAAAAGATTCATTAATTTCATATTCACATGTATCTATATGTTTTAATGCTGCTGCAATAATTATAATATGTGGTTTTGTTTGGCATATAATATCACATATTTTATCATAATTTTTAATATCTCCTATAATAAAATTTATATTATTATATTTTTGTTTTAATGCCCAATGTTTGTTTTCATCTCTAGATACAGCATATAATTTATTATCGTTTCCATATATATCCATTAATTTTTGACCAAGACTTCCTGTTCCTCCAATAATCAATATACGTTTATCTTTTATTTCTGTTTCATTTCTAACAATTCGTGGAAAATAATATCCAATTGTTTTTATAACAGATTGTTTAAATGGTTTTATTTTTATAGAATAGTCAGGTGGTCCTAAATTAAAACATGTCGGAGGCTCATTAAGTAATCGTACACATTCTGTACTATTTATTTTCCATTTTGTTATATGAAATAAATAGGTTTTAGGTTGTTTAAATTGTTGTCCTTCAATTTCTATTAATTCTTGTTGCCATGTACTTGCACTTGGTATATATTCGACTACTTTATCTTCATATATACCTATATTTCCTTCTACAAGTCTTATATATAAATCATCATCTTCATAACCACCAGGTTCATATCTTTCATCAAACAATCCGATTCTTTTAAATACTTCTGGACGAAATGCAAAACACGCTGCTTTATATAACATAACCATTCCGTATCCTTCTATTATTTTTTCTACCATGAATTTTATATCGTCATCTACTGGTCTTACTTTATGACTACAAAATATAACTATATCATTGTCTTTAGTTACATTAATAATACTATTTAATAAATGAGAAAATGATCTTGCATTACTACCATTATAAAAATTTACTTTAAAATTTTTTAAACTATTTATTACAGGTTTAGCTAATATTGGATCTTTGGCCGCAACTATAATTATAACTTTCATTTAATAATAGTTATTATTATGATTAATAAATTTTATTAATTTTAAACTAAATATGAAAATAAATTTTTTAAAAATTGAATACTATTTTTGATTTAAAAAATTATAAATGACATTTCAGGAAAAAATGAATTATATTAATAAAAAATTTAAAGAAATTGATGAAAAATTAAAGAATCCCAATTTAACAAATGAAGAACGTCAAATTCTTTTAGAAGAAAGAGTTGAATTAGAAGAAAGATTTGAAGAAATCGAATTCGATTATGATGGAGAATTGGATGTAAACTTATAATAAAAATTAGATTTTAACAATTTATTAAAAAGTTGTTAAAAATAATAAATTAATCAATCAAAAGTAACAGTGTATTGAATATTTTGTTTAGAAACACTTCTAGCTGCAGATAATGACAATGGTTGTCTTTTTTTAATTGAACTATTTGTTGATATATTATCGGTACTTTTACTATCACTACTATTACTACTTTTATTTTTCTTATTTTTTAAAGAATTTTTCATATCTTGTTCTATTAAGCCAAGATTTTCCTTTACATGTTCTAATATATTATTTTCAAAACACCATCTAAAAAAACATAGTTGACCACATGACGTTTCTATATAATCTTCTTGTGTATAATAAAATATGATTTTATTTTTTCGACAAAATGGATCAAATGCACTTTTGCTGTAAGATTTTAATTGTAATTTATAATTTTGGTAAACATCAATTTTTTTACCATTCGAATAAACAATTGTTCTATATTTTTTAGCATAATTAGTTATAAACCAATCAAGAATTCTTAATGATATAACACTATTTTGATCTACTATATCTTTAATTTGTTGAATGTAATTCAAATTTTTATAAAATTCTGTTAAAGATTTCATTAATAAGCTAAGTTTTGTATCTACATCTAATTCTGATTTTAATTTCTCATATCTAGTGTTTTTATTTAAATTATTGGGTTTAGATTGGGATATCGCTGGCATTCTTGACAAAGCTAATGACATTATATATTCATAATTGTTTTTTATATTTAAATTAATTTACATAAAAGTATTTTCAAAAAAATTGAAAATAAAATTATTTTATATTTTAATCAATAAAATAGCTTAACTCTAAACTTATTTTAATAATAACCCAATCTAAATAGTCAATAAAAATGTCTGTAATCAAAGCAATCAATCTCGATTTATCAAAGGTTTCTTTTTCTGATGTTAAGACCGATAATCATGGACGTAAAATGGTATATGTCAATTATCAAGGTGGTAAAATTCTTGTTCAAACTCCAAAAATGTATGTTCCAAATGGTATCAAGCGTTGGCGTAAAAAGGATGCAGTAGATAACAAGGATGACTCTTTTGAATTAGAACTCAGTTTTGGCGGAGAGGATAAGGAGGATAAAAATTCTATGGAAATTCGTGAATTTCACAATAAGGTTGAAAAATTTGACGAATTAGTTAAGAAAAATATTATGTCTCATAGTAAAGAATGGCTTGGAAAAAGTAAGATCAGCATGGATTCTATTGAAGAAGCTTTTTATAGTCCATCTGTTCGTTTGGCGACTGACAAAGATGGAAATGTTCTTGATTATCCATCAAGAGTTCGTGTTAAGTTGGACAGAGAACGCGATGCAGAAAACGATTCATTCACTGGACGTTTCTTAAGTAACAAACGTTTCAAGACCCCAGTATTGATGTTTGATGAAAAGAAGAAAATGCTTGAAATTAATGAATCTAATTTTGATATGGTTGTTCCTAAGGGAAGTCAAGTTATTGCTGTTCTTGAACTTGTTTATCTTTCCATTTCAACAAAAGTTTCTGCAAAGTGGAAGCTTGTTCAAGCAAAGGTTTTTAGAAATCAAAAGACTATCACAGGTTATGCAATGCTTGATGATAGTGAAGGTGAACAGGAAGCAGAAGAAGAAAATCTTAAGGAACAAGAAGATCTTGATACTACTGAAGAAGTTGAAGAAGAACAGGAAGAAGAAGTTGAAGAAGAACAGGAAGAAGAAGTTGTAGAAGAGGAGGAAGAAGAGGAAGAAGAGGAAGAAGAAGAGGAAGAAGAAGTAAAACCAGTTGTAACTAAGAGCAAACCTCGTGCTAAGAGAGGCGTTCAAGCTTAAATAACTTTAAATTCATATTAAAATAAATAATAATAAAATTAAAAAAAATTTAGCCCACAATTAGTGGGTTATTTTTTTTCGATCTTTTATAGTGTTTAATATTATTTTTTAATTTATTGATAATATTTAACTATGACAGGTACTTTATTACAATTACAAAGTAACGGTATTGAAGATATATATTTAACGCAAGATCCACAGATTAATATTTTTAAATATTCATATTTTCGTTACGTAAATTTTGCAACAGAAACTGTAAAATTAGAATTAAATGAAGTAGCTACATTTAATAAAAAAACAACATGTAATATATTAAAAAAAGGTCATTTATTATCAAAATTATATTTACATATTAAATTACCAGCAGTTGTACCTAACGGTGGTTCATATGCTTGTTGGTCAGACACTCTTGGTTATGCTATTTTTAAGGAACCTATAGAATTAGAAATAGGTGGTATTATAGTAGATAAATTGTATCCACAATTTTTAAATATGTGGGATGAAGTTTCAAATTATTCAAAAAAATTAGGTAAAAATTTAATGTTATTAAAATCCGATGTATATAGTTCTGGTAAAAGAAATGCTTTAAAACCAGTAGATTTAATAATTCCGTTAGATTTTTGGTTTTGTAAACAATATAGTTCAGCACTACCTTTATTAAGTATGAACTATCAGGATATTAAAATTAATTTTAAATTTAGAAATTTTAACGAATTGGTAAATTATGATGGGTCAGAACCAGAAGCTGTATCTATATTACAATCTCATGTTATTGCAGAATATATTTATTTGGATGATATTATATTAAATAAATTTCAAACACAATCACACACATATATTATAGAACAAATTCAATATAATAACGATGAAATAATACCTGCTTCTATGTCTATTCATAATTCTAATTTAAAATTTAATAATCCAATTAAAGAATTTATTTTTGCATGTGTAGAAAAATCATCAATTGATACAAACAATTATTTTGCATACTCTAATTCTTTGGATGCAAATGCCTTAATAGAAGAAATATCTTTATCTTTAGATGGACGCAAAAAATATGAATTTTTACCAGAAGTATATTATAGAACTATAACGACTGATGCTGCTCATTCTGTTATTCCATTAAAATATATTTATTACATGCCATTTAGTATTCGTCCAGAAGAAAATCAACCTTTTGGAAGTTTAAATGTATCTCGTTTTAATGACGTAATTCTTTCTTTAAAATTATCAAATAATAATCCAGAAATGTTTTTATATACTTTTGCTCTTTCTTATAATATTGTAAAAATAGAAAATGGATTTTTGACTATGGAATTATCTATTTAATTGTTTTATTATTTATATAATTATTTTACTTTTAATTATTAACTAAAATATTTTAATGAAAGTAAATGATATAGTTAAATTTAATAATATAAAATATCAAGTGTTAAAATTTTTAGAAAGAGGCACCTATAAATCAGCTTTTTTATGTGAAAATATAAAAAATAAACAACAAGTTGTAATTTTTAATCAAATATCTAATGATACTGAACATATTGAATTATTTAAATCTGAAATTGATAAATTAAATAAAATTATTAAAAAATTTAAAGGAAAATGTCTTAAAAATATAATTTGTCCAATTTTTATAAGAAAACCCTCAGAAAAAAAAAAGGGAGTAATTATTACTAATTATTTTAAAGGGCGTGATTTATATCAATTCTTATACGAAGATAAAATAGATTATTCGTTAATTGATTCTCTTTTTATTATGAAAAATCTTGCAGATGCTATTTTACAATTACATGATATAGGGATAGTTCATATGGATATTAAACCAGAAAATATAATGATTGATCCAGAATCTTTGGAAGTTTATATTATTGATTTAGGTATTTCATGCGAAATACATGATTTATCATGTGAATTATCTGGTACAATCATGTATTTACCACCAGAATATTATAAATTACAAAAAAGAAATAGGATTCCAGTACCTGAATCATTATTTAAATTTGATACTTGGGCAATCGGATGTGTTTTTTTTGAATTATTAGTCAAAAGAGCTCTTATACCTACTTTATTACGTAATCAAAAATACAGTACAAATGATGTATATAATTTAATGATTTATATAGAATCTTCAGATTTTAAATTTTATGATACTATAAAATATATTATAGGCTCAATTCATTATCAAACAAGTGTATATACACAAGAAGCAAAAATAAATAATGAAATAGTAAATAAATTAATAACACTTGTATCTAGGTGTCTTAAGATACAACATAAAGATAGATATACAATTAGTCAAATTCAAGAAATTTTAAATGATATATTTAATACAATTGAAAATAATCCTTATAATAATTTTTTAAATGATATTTTTTAATATTACATAAAATGTTTCTATAAAACACGATTAATATATTTATTACTTATTTATTATTTTTTTTATTTAAAAAATTAAATAAAATATTAAAAGTATAATGAAGTTCCGTAAAGTTCCATAAAAACCCCGTAAAGTTCCGTAAAAGATGGTGTGTTCCGTAAGTTCCGTAAAAATTGGATAAGTTTTATATAAAAAATTAACATGAAAAAAAAATATTATAAAAAGGCAAAATATTACGGAACTTACGGAATTTGAGGAATTACGGAACTGTGATTTAAAGAATTAAAAATAATATAATAAATATTAAAAAAAACAGTGGAGTTCCATAAATATTTTTTAACGGAACTTTATTTAATTGTTAAGTTAATCCATCCTTTATATTTATCATTGTTAATTTTAGAATCTTGATATAAATGATTTATATTTGGAAATTCTATTTTTATAAATTTTTCTACTTCTTTTTTAAATTTTGTTTTAGATCTTGGGCCTATTTTTTTACCGAGATATAAAATACATATATCTTCTAATTTCAAAATATTACATTCTTTATATTCAATGTTTTCTTCAAGCCAATTATAAAAGTCGTTGTTTTCTTCTCTGTATTCGTTAGTTTTCAATTGCACTTCAACTGGTTCTTTTATATCTTTTGAGTAATATTCTAACAAAACATTAATAAATGTTTGTCTCCAGGAAATATCTTCACGCATTCTTGAAGGAAGTGTTCTATCAATTTTAAATTCGTTGTCTTCTTTAGGGTCATCTACAAAACGACTTGGAAAGTCAATAACACGGATTCTTCGCCAAAGAGCTGTATCTTCGCCTTTAATTTCAGGAAGTTCATTACAAGCTAAAAATAATTTTGCTTCCATAACAAAAGAAACAGCTTCTTGATAAAGTCCACGAGCAACAATTTCTTCGGAACCAGTAAGTTCTTTTAAAAGTCCGATATTAATTTTTTCACCATCTTCGGGTTCACTTAAAAAGGCAAAACGTTTGTACATTAATTTAATTTTTTCAGAATTAGATTCATTTGCATTATTACGTTTACGTGTCAAAAGAGTTACTTCTACTTTTTCTCCAAGATCGCCCATAACAAGTTTCATTAAATTTAACAATTGACTTTTTCCGTTAGCACCATCGCCAATGAACATCAGAAAATTTGTATTAGGAATATCGCCATTAAGACATTCGCTCATTTTTTTCAACACATAATCACGGACACCAGTGTTAGGAAGAACTTTTTGGATAAAATCTAAAACTTCTGGATTTTTAACATTTTCTTTATAATCATAATTAACAGTTAAATTTACATAATCATCTTTTATAGTTTTACGAAATTTTTTTTCCAATAAATCATAAACTCCATTAGAAAACGGAACTAAATGTTTTTTACTATTTAAATTACGTATAAACAATTCATCATTATAATACATTTTAGCACCTTTAATAATTTCATCTTCAAACCCAGTTTTATGAAGTTTATTAACGAGACTTTTTATATTTTTAATGATACTTCCATTAGAAGATTCTCCTGCTTTTTTACCTTCATAAAAACTTTGAATACGATTAAAATTATTTGACAATTTTAAAATTCTTTTACGAAATTCAAGAGATTCTTTATCTTGTTTCCAAATACTTCCATTAAAGAAATACCATTCTCCATTAGTATACTTAAAATGAATTTCTAATTTGCTCATTAGTTCGCTTAAAAGAACAACTTTGTGACCATCTAAAATTTGATTATATAATTTAGTCATTTCTTTATTTTTAAAAATAGAGTTATCTAATTGGATATCGCAACTGAATTCTTCTTCTCCGTTATAGAAATTATTAATGTTAATATTAACAGTTCCATTATTAACAAGCTGATTGTAGTTCATCCAGAAACTATTCAAGTTTTTATAACGATCATCAACTGGAATTAATTGATTTTTAGGGAAAATACTATCACATACGGTACATTTAAGACAATAACCAGTATTAGTAATATGATGTTCTAATTTACAAATAGCACATTTACCTTTTAATATTAAGGAATTATTATTACTGGCGTTTCCTTTAAACGCCATTTCAGTTCTATCGAATTGAATTTCATCAATATTTTCGTCAAAATTTTGAGTTATATAATCTTTACATTCTTGAATAGCTTTTTGAATTAATTCTTGTTCTTGTTTATTTATTTTAAGACATTTAAGGATAATTTCGCTTATTTCTTTTGGGAAATCTTTTATTTTAATTTCCATATGTTTATAATCTGCACAATCTAAATCATGACACTTTTGACGGGCAGAATATGCATCTATAACTATATATTGATGATTAGATTTATGTTCTCTATCTATATTATGACAAAAAGTATCATTTAAATTAACATTAATACAATTTAATTCGTGATTCAATATAACATCTCTTATATCAGATGGTCTATATTTAAATGTTTTACGAACAAATCTTTTAATTGAATCTTTATCTTTTAAAGTTAAATCCTTTTGTATTGGTTCGTAAATGGTATCTTCTTCGTCGGAACTATTTGAAGATAAGTCTAAATTAGATGTATCAGAAAACTCTGATATTTGTAAGAATTGATATTGTATATCTACATTGGAATGTATAGGGTAATAAGAGACAAAAGTTTCATAAAATTCGAATTCGTCACTTAAATGAGATTTAACAAGTGGACGATTTTCATTTTTTTTAGAACTAAGATAAGTTCTAAAGAGACCTTCTCTATAAACTGATA